ATCACTAGGCTACACAATGTTGCCTTGGCGTATGGATTTCGGTGGGTAAAATGAAAACACAAAGTGCGAAAGCAAAAGGTCGTAGATTTCAACAATGGGTTCGTGATAAATTAATTGAAATTTTAGATATACATCCAGAAGATATAGAATCTCGTTCTATGGGTGCTGGTGGTGAAGATTTAATTATGGCTAGAGCTGCAAGAGAAAAATTTCCATATTCTGTGGAATGTAAAAATCAAGAAAAACTTAATCTATGGGAGGCCTATAGTCAAGCAGAATCTAACTGTGGAAATTATCAACCTATAGTATTCCTTAAAAGAAATAATCACAAACCATTAGTATTAGTTGATGCAGATTATTTTGTAGAATTACATAAGGATAATAAAACATGGCAAAAATGATAACATCTTTTATTCCAGTATTTGAAGATAAAGTTGTAAAATTAAAAGAAGATTTAAAAAAAGAACTTAAAAAGTCAAAAATAGATAGAAGAAAAGATGTAATGGAAAGTTTAGTTAAAGAGGCCAAAGGATTACAAAAAACAATAAAAGAAGTTAAAGAACAAACATCACAAAAATGTCCACATTGTGGTGGAGTATTATAAAAACGAATCACTTTGATATTTAGATAAAACCTATCAAAACCACATTCAAAAAAACTCAATAAAATCAAAGACTTAAAAAAGGGGTTGACAAACTTTATTTTTTGTGGTAGCTTAATAGTATAGTTAATAGAGAGGTTTAAAAATATGGCATTCATTTCCCAAGAAGAAAAAAAAGAACTTTCAGTTGGTATTAAACAAGTTCTTAAAACCTATGGTATGAAAGGTACTATTTCAATAAATCATCACAGTTCATTAGTTGTTACTGTTCAATCTGGTGTTCTAGATTTCAGTGACCATTTTAGTCATGGAGATGGTTACATTCAAGTTAATACTTATCACATAGATAGTTGGTATTCTGGAACTATCAAAAGATTTCTTCAAGACCTTTTGAAGGCGATGAAAGGAACTAAATGGTATAACAATAGTGATGCCATGGTTGATTATTTTGATATTGCTTACTATATGGATATTAATATTGGTAAGTGGAATAAACCTTATATCCAAACACTAACTAATCCTCATGTAAAGGTGGCTGCATAATGTCAGTAGTCGCAAAAGGTAGACAAGGTACTATATCAATAGACCTTGATGGCTCTCAAGGGAACGCTTTCGTTCTCTTGGGTTGTGCGAGTCAGACTATGAAAAAAAGTGGTATGGAGAAAAAGACTCAAGATAGTATTTTGAATGAAATGAAGTCTGGTGATTATATCAATCTTTTGAAAACATTTGAAAAATATTTTGGTAGTGCATATACTTTGCAAACATCTAATCCAGAATATTTGGATGCATTTATGATAGAAAGGTCTGCATAATGTATAAATTTGATTTGTTTTTAATAAATTTTGGTTATATTTGTGGTTCTTATAAAACCTTAGACCAAGCAATAAAAATGGGAAAGAAAACTGGATTTCAGTTTTCAGTATATGAGAGTTTTCCTAATAAATTAGTATGGAGTAATGTGTAATGAAAATAAAAGGTGCAATAACTGTTCTTAAAAAAGAAGCAGAATTTTTAGGTATGACTTTTGACGAATTATTAATTTTTATAGTTCGTAATCCGTATGCAGTAAAATGTAGTACAATTGATGCCCATGAAGTTTATATGAAAGAACATGGATAAATGGGAAAGTTTGTATTCGGTGTAGTTGTTGGTTATTTTCTATGTCAATGGCAAGTCTTGCCAGAGATGGTAAAGTTTTATGGAGAATCTGGATTAAATGAATTTTTAATACAGTCTTTGCAAGGATTAAAATAGTAAACTAAATAATAAAGTAGTTGACAAAACTATTTGAATGTGGTATATTTTAATAATTATACGGAGATATTATGGCTAAACGAAAGATAGTAGCACAAACACAAAATGATGATTGGACACCTCCAAAGGTTCGTAAGAAACGAAAACCCATGACAGCACAACAGCGTGTTGCAGCTGCAGAACGACTTGAAAAGGCAAGAGCTGCAAAGTCGCCTGCAAAAAATCAATCAATACATCCAGATGTTATAGCAAAACCAGATGACCATCCTTTATGTGCAAAAAATGTTAAATCTTGGTTACGAAGTAGTAAAGAACAATTAACTGCACTTAGAAGTGATGTAAGAAGAGATGTTAAGGGTGCAAAAGCAAAATTTCTTAGTAAAGAAAGTTATATAAGAAATATACAACATTACCTCAAACATGGTGATTGGGTAGATGATTTCTATGGGGAATATGAAGAAAAGAAAGTACAATGGAGAACGATAGCACCATAATAAATAATGTAGTTGTCGGCCCATGGCCTAAAAGTAGTATTAAACCTACTACTAATAAGAAATTAGGCAGTAGTTCAAAAACCAGAGATGAAATCATCAGAGAAGAGATGGAAATGGTTGATTCTCTAGCTGAAAATATTATGGTTCAATTAATACATACTTTAGCTGAAAATGAAGTTGATATAAAAACTAAAGATTTTATGCGTGACATAGGATTTATAAATGAAAGTCTTAAATCTATGTTGTTTAGAGAATTGGGTTATGATCACCCTCTTACTGATCTTATAAAATATATTATAGTGCCCGTAAGAACAAAAGATTCAAATGACTTTTATACGAAATTTAAGGCTGACAAAATTTTAGAATTGTTAGATTATTTAGAAGGTGGAGAAGAAGAATATGAATGAAGCAAAATTTCACATACCATTCAGTCCAACTATAATGGAAATGGAAGTACCACAAAAATTTTTGGGTATAGTAAATGAAATAGGAGATGAAGTTTTAAATGATGAAACAAAATCTGCAAAATGGGATTGGTCAAATCATCTCGTAGGCAAAGTTCACAAAGAAGTTCAGATACCTATAGTGAATAAAGAAGATGGTGATTATTGCAAAAGTATTCTTAAAGGAGCTTGTCTTACATATCTAAGAGAAATGATTAATAAAAGTCGTGCATACATAGACAACATGATTTTGCATCACCCAACAGCAGGAAATTTACACCCAACTGAAGAAAATATTAGTATTAGTCAATCTTGGATAGTAAGTCAATATAGGGGTGAATATAACCCATGGCATCAACATAGTGGACATCTATCATCAGTAATATATTTAAAAGTACCAAAAGGTATGGACGAGTTCTTTGAAAAAGAAGGAGAAGATCACTATCCAGTGGGTGGAGCAATACAATTTATGCAAGGTGATAAACTAAATTTAAGAAATGATACCTTGACATTTAGGCCAGAAATTGGTAAGATGTTAGTATTTCCATCTTGGTTAAAACATTCTGTTTATCCTTTTGATGTAGATGGTGAAAGAAGGAGTATGAGTTTCAACGCTTATTATGTAAATAAAAAATGATTATAATTGATATGAATCAGATTGCATTAGCAAGTCTAATGATGAATCTGAATATGAACAAAAGTAAAACAGCAGATGAGGAAATGGTTCGACACATGATCCTCAATTCTGTTCGTCTGTACAGAACAGCCTATTATCAAGAATATGGAGAAGTAGTTCTTGCTTGGGATTCAAAACATTCTTGGAGAAGAGACTATTTTCCAGAATATAAAGCAAGTAGAAGAAAAGGTAGACAACAATCAAATTTAGATTGGGATAATATCTTTGAAGTTTTAAATAAAATACGAGATGAAATTAGAGAAAATTTCCCTTACAAATATCTAGAAATACATGGTGCTGAGGCTGATGATATTATTGGTTTGTTGTGTGAAGAATTTCATTATCAGAAAATAATGATAATTTCTGGTGATAAAGATTTTATACAATTACAAAAATATTCTAATGTAAAACAATACAGTCCAATTACAAAAAAAGATGTTAATGGTTTTGATCCTACTATATATTTAAAGGAACATATCTTAAAAGGTGATTCTAGTGATGGTGTTCCAAATGTATTATCACCAGACAATACATTTACAGATGGATTAAGACAAAGGCCTTTGGGTAAGAAAAAGTTACAAACTTGGTTAAAAGATACAAGTAATTGGAATGATGAAGTGAAAAGAAATTATCAAAGAAATATTACTCTTATTGATTTGTCCAAAACACCACAAGACATCAAAGATCAAATTAAAACGGAATACGAAAATGCACCACATGGTGATCGTAGCAAACTACTAAATTATTTTATAAAAAACAAACTAAGAAGTTTAACAGAAAACATTGGAGAATTTTAAAATGGCAGGAAGTACATTATTATTTTCAGAAGTCCTTGACAAAGTACATAAGGCAAAAACAAAAGATCAAAAAGTAAAAATACTTAGAGATTACAATACCCCCACATTAAGAATGGTGTTGAAATCTTCCTTTGATCCCAATATTACATGGATTGTTCCACCTGGCTCTGTTCCATATCAAAAAAATGAAGCTCCTGCTGGTACTGAACATACAACTCTCGCAACAGAAACTAACAAATTGTGGCATTTTATAAAAGGTGCAGACAAAGAAACACCACAATGGAAAAAAGAACAAATGTTTGTTCAAATGTGTGAAGGTTTACATGAAAGTGAAGCTGAACTTTTAGTTAATGCAAAAGATAAAAAATTACATCAAGTATATAAAGGTTTATCTGCAAATGTAGTCAAAGAAGCATTTGGTTGGACTGATGACTATATGGCTGTTGAAAAATAAAGAGGTATTAGAAATGGAAGATATTAAAGTTTCTAGTTCAACAAATAAAATTACTCTTGATGATTTAGCAGACAACATGAAGATAATTAATGAAAGTTTGACAACATTAAATAATAAGGTTAAACAATTATATCAACAAACTTATAGTCCCCCAACAAACAATGACTTAAATAAATCTATAAATCAATTATCAGATAGGATTAATACTGTAGAAAATAGACTCAGAGAAGCATTAAAAAGATTATAAAGGGGGTTGACATTTTAAACGAATCATGTTATAGTATATACATAATCAAGAGAGAGAGATTAAAATAATGACAGTTTCAGTAAAAAAACAATTTGATAATGTTAAAGATGGTATTGCAAATATGATTGCCGCTGCTACACATGACTACAATAAGTTTTGTAGTAACGAAAATATGCAAAAAGATTTTGCTGAAGGTTGGGCTCTTAAAGAAGGACAAAAATATATTAAAATTTTGAGTAAAAATTCTTGTTGGGGTTTTATTGTTAAGGTAAATAATGATCCAAGATTTCTTATGGGTGATATCTTGAAATCAGCAGGATATAATACTCCTGCTCGAAACAAACCAAGAGGAAATGTAATGAATGGTGGATACAACATAAATTGGACAGGGCCTTTATACTTGTCCTAAAAGAACACGACCTACATGATGTACCTCTCTCAACTCGCAAAATATCAATGTCATGTAGGTCGTAACAGAGAGAATTGATATGGAAAAAGCAAAGTTATTTTATACAGATGCAGATGGTAAAGAAACTCATTTAATTGCAGAAGGCGAAGATACTACCAAAGCTGCCCAAAATGCTGTTAATGAGTTTAAAAAATTAAATCTTCCAATAACAAATATTTCCAGAATTGATAAATTAATTTGATTGACATTTAAAACGAATCAGTCTATAATATTATTATATTGAGTGAATTATGTTTATAGAATTTAGAAATACCAATAAAAAAAGACAACGAACCATTGAGGCAGCTCTTTGGTTCGCAAAGTCGTATCTGTTACCTAGACATAAAATTGATGAGATTGAGATTGAGTCTTGGGACGCTGAAGATTTACAACATGATGGAGATTGTTACGATGCAGACGATAGATCATTCATCATAAGAGTAAACAAAGAATTATCAGAACAAGATTTACTCACCACAATCTTCCATGAGTTTGTTCATATCAAACAACATATCAAGAAAGAGTTTGGTGGTGATGTGTTTGCAATAAGTAATGAAGAGGTCGCATATATGGACAGACCTTACGAAATAGAAGCGTTTAAATTAGAAACTATTATGTACAAGGAATATTTTAATCAGAGATTGGCAAATGGAAGATAAAATTTGGAATAAAAACCCAAATATGTTAATACCATATTATTTGATGTTTTCATATTTGTATTATGAAAAAGATACTCCACTAATTACAGATGGAGAATTTGATGATATATGCAAAACACTTTTAGAAAAATTTGACGATTTAAAACATATGCACAAACATTTAGTTACAAAAGAATCCTTGACAGCAGGAACTGGATATGATATAAAATATACTAACATGATAAAGGATAGTGCAATAAAATTAAAAGAAAGTTGGAAAAATGCAAGGATTAACTGAGTACATCGCAGCCATTTCTATAACAGTAAGTGCATCTACTTTTGATGATGGTAGTATTGCACATAAAACTTTTTTTGAGCATCTAGATAAAAAACAAGTACAATGTCTTGCAGAAAATATTTATTTCGAAGCAAAAAATCAAGGAACTGCTGGTTGGGCTGCAGTAGCAAGTGTTACATTAAATCGTGTAAAAGATTACAGATATCCTAATACTGTATGTGAAGTAGTTAAACAAGGCCCAACCAAAGAGTCTTGGAAAACTAAAGGTAAAGATTTTCCAGAACAAGAAAGAATTTATTTTCCTATTCGTCATAAGTGTCAATTCAGTTGGTATTGTGATGGGAAATCTGATACTATACGAGATAAAAAAACATTTGAAAAGATATACAAACTTTCTGAAATTATTTTAAGTGAAAAGGTAATATTGTTAGATATTACAGATGGTGCTACACATTACCATGCAGATTATGTATTTCCAGCATGGAGAAAAACAAAAACTAAAACTGTAGAAATAGGCGATCATATATTTTATAGATGGGAGAAATAATGGATAATGTATTACCACTTTTTCATTCAGACCTATTCATAAAAGAGAATGTTGGTACTGAAGAACAAAGAGAAGATTTAAAAAATCAAATTCTTCAAGCAAAAGAAGATGACAGAGGAACACAAGGTGGTGGTAATTCAGGCTGTTGGAGATCAAATGCTCTTTACAAAATGCGTTGGTTGTATAATGAAATGAAAGATTTGGTTACAGAAGCAAATCAAATTTATTTTGAAAAAGATTCTGTTTTTAAATATTATATTGACAATTCAGAAAACTTAGACTATAATATATGGACAAATGTAAATGAAGTCGGTTCAAAGAATGTTGTACATTCACACAAAACAGATGCATGGGCTGGTATCTATTATATTCAAGCAGAGGATACTGGAAATTTAATGTTTTATAATCCATCAAACTT